CGGTCATTGTATAATAATGTAAAACGTTCGGGTTTCCAGCAGCTACAACATACGGAATCGAAATTCCGTGTTCGTAATCAAAGTCCGGATCACCTTTAAAAGGGGTTACTGTATCCGCACCTCCCGCTTTGTATCCCCAGTTGCCATCCGCGTCTTGTCCAAAAGACAGACCACCCAAATCCCTATTTAGCGAATCAATATTTGTCTTTGCATTCGCAAATCCGTTCGAGATTCGCTGTTCAAGGTCGTTCATATTTTTAGTGTTAAACGCATCGCCCTCCTGCGAAACCTGCCCCTCGCTACGGGATACGTCATATGTTACAGTTTCTCCGTTTGCAACATTTCTCAGCAGCCGCCGTCCTGCGAATTCCACAAGGCGAGCTTTCCACTCTTTCGAGCTAAACCATGTATCTGCCATTACAAAATCCCTATTCCTTCCCCGGCGTAGAGTTCGTCGCCGCAATAATAATAACTGCCCATCGCTCGGTCATATACATATTTGACATCGTGTAAGATCTTTTCTATGGCGTTCCATTTTTGATAAGTAATCAGCGGCGGGTCTGGTGTGGCAGGGGTATCTTTCAAAGCACTCCACGCTTCACGGATCCGCTGCACGTTGTCGCAGATCCGTTTAAAATCACTTACTCGCGGAATCTGATTCGCCCCCCATGTCTTCACCGTCACGCTTACCGCCAAAGTTTCAGCGATCTCACGGATGTTACTTTCGATCCGGTTCAAATCCGCTACATTCAACGCTCCCTTCATTCCGGCAGCCCATTCCATTTTTTCTTCTTCGGAGATTGTCCCTGCAGCGTATTTATCATTCAAAACCTTTACCCGTTCAACGTCCGCCTGCGTTCGGTCATACACCCATTCCATCAGAAAATCCCTACCTCCTCATCAGCATACAGCTCGCCGGAATAATACTCTTCTGATGTTATTTTATAATATCCACGGCATTTTGACGTACCCACAAATCCACCTGTAAGGTCAACACTAAGGGATTCTATACAGGCGACAAAATTTCCGTGCATTTTCAAGGTATTTTCAACCTCCGCCCAGTCCCCCGCTTTTTCCTCTGCGGACAAATGACGTGTCTGGATGATCTGCTGGAGTTGGTAATAATCCAGGATATTGTCTGCAACCTTCTGTGCGCTTTCGTAATTCAAAAGCGTTCCGGAAAATGTTTTCGTGTTCCGCACTTCACCGGACTTTATATGCTCGATTCTGGACAGTGTAGCCAGCTCTGTACCAACATATTTGTGCCCCATGATCGTGACCTCTGCACGGGCGTTTTCAGCGATTTCCAGCACAACATAGTACGGCATTTGTTTAACAATCCTTCCAGCAGATGCGCTCATGTTCGCTGCCGGGCTTGTAAGCTGAATTGTATGTATCCCAGGATCGTATGTGCCTTTCGTAATCTCGCTTTCCGCCGCATCCAACACCCACGTTTTATATTTTACGCTTACGTCTGACACATAAGGATCTGCCTTTAACGTCGTGGAAAATTTCCGGCTGCGCGGAATCGTTGTCGATATTTTTCTGGTCGATTTTCGTATTTCGATTCCAGACCGGCGGGATGTGTTCATAATCGCAGCGCAAGCGAACAATACCTCACGCAGAGCTTTTTGACAGGTCTGGATTTTAAGCGTGCCATACAGCGGCGTTTGCGCCACCTCTTCCGCAACCGTATAATCTTCAATCCCTGCCGCTGTCATAATCTCTTCGATCACACTTCCCGCCGTTTCTCCGGCGTATATCCGCCCGTCTTTAAAATCCACATTAGCAAGCATCCCTTTGTAGTCGATCGCCGATATTTGGGTGACATTTTTGGTGGTACTGTTAGATTCCATGAAAAACACGCCCAGCGGCATCTTCACGCCGTCAACGATTTCATAGGGTAACATTCTCTGCTTTTTCTGCAATGTTTTGTGCAACCCGTCGATTTTGCCAATATTAAAATCATCATCAGGGTCAACAAAGTCAAACGTAATCTTGTCCGTCTTGATTTGGTTGCTGATAGGATCTGTGTCATTTACGAGCTTCGCGCTTTTTATGACATCCGGACCCCAGATAAACGTTGTGCCATACTCGAGATAGTTTAACTTTACATTGTGCCACGGTAGGGCACGTACAAATCGAATTTCAATGTGTCCGTATTCCTCCACCTGGTTTTTGGCAAAATAATCAAGTTTGTCCGGAAAGAAACGTTTTTGCGATTTATATGTACCGCCGAGGTCGTACCATGTCACTTCCATCTCCAGCGGGAATGCTTCCGAAAAATGAAAAGTCAGCCCGATAGAGGTATGATTTTCGGTAAAATCTATTCTGATTACAGGCTGTTTTGTGAAAATTCCATCTGCGCCCGCTTGCACATCCGAAAAAAATGGGATGTCCGTCGGCGTGTCTGGCATTTCGCTAAGACTCCCATCCAACACGAAAAAATTATGTTCCAGTGTAGCGTATTTTGGTGGGCTGCCTTTTGACTTAAACAGCCCCATATCCCCAAAAGCAGCATTGCTCTCTGTGCTTTCTTTTGCATCAGGCAGAGCAGTCGTGTCATACAGATTGTATTCGACATAAAATTCTGTTTTCATCATGGTCTCCTTGCCGGTTCTTTCGCCGTAAACTTGCAGGTAAACCCTTTATAATCAGCGCTATCCTGTGTTATCTTCTCGTATTCATCAGAGACGCTGGATATATAAGCTGTGTATTCGTAATAACCAGGGTCTGACGGCAGCGAAATAATATGGAATGGGACGGGCTCTGTAACCTTATCCCAGAAACGTTTATATACGCCATCCGGGAACGAGCTGCTCTTCCCGACCGACATTGTGTAGTTAAAATACACGCCTATCAATTCACGCTGGAGCTCTCCCGTTTCAACTCTTTCGGCGAATTTGTCGAGGAAATCCGCGTTTCTTTTTATGGACACGATGGGGATGTTAAAATACTCCCCATCTATGTATATGCCGCGTGTAAAAATCATCCTCCGATCACCTCCAGATCATATCCTTGCCTGCTTGCTTCCGATAAGAAATCCTGCAGTGTAGCTTGCGCCAGATCTACCCCGTTTACCTGCAAGACAATTTTCGCCGTTCTAAATCCGCCGCCGCTCTCTGCCATTACCTCCGATACAGCTTGTTTGATTGTGCCTATCGGCGCTTCGATGTTGGTCTGCCCTGCCCGCTGGTCGCCCAGAATCGCCAAGAACGGGTTGCCGCCACGGATTACCGAGCCAGATGCAAGCGCCGGGATATCCCGCAGGATACGAGATGCAAAGCTTTCGTTTATGGCATACGGCTGCGTGGACATTGTTCGCGGCTTCGATGATCCGCCACCAGTAAATGCGTTTTTGATACCGCTGCCGATGTTCTTGATTTCCTCTATAACGCCTGCAATCATGTCGCTAACCCATGTAAAGAAGCCGGACAAGAACGCCTTTATAGAATCCACGACGCCTTCTACTTTGGTTTTAAAAATCGTGAAGATTTCCTGCGCGGTATTCCATGCGCCCTTCCAGTCTCCATCAATTAGCTTTCGGATAATCTTAAACACCTGTTCAAGTGTTTTTCTTAAAAATTCGCTTAGCTCGTTAATACTTTGCCAGAAAAACGCAAAGATTTCCTTTGCATTTTCCCATCCTTCCGCCCAAGGACGGAGAACGAACGTGTCCAGAAACGCCATAAAGTTAGTAAAGCCGTCAATGATAAGTTGCACGCCTTGCAGCAGGATATCCACAAGCAAGTTAAACACCTCCACAAGGAGGATTCCAACATAATTGATGATCCAGTCCAATATGGGCTGAATAATCGTTTCCCACGTGGATTGTAAAAGGGATGTAATATGCCCAACCACACTTGACACAACAGCCACCAGCGGGACAAAATGGTCATTCATCAGAGAGGACATTTTTTCAGCAATCCTGTCAATTGTAGGCTGTATATATTGTTCCCAGGCATTCATAAAATTTGTAATAATACTGCTTATACCGTTTGCAAAACTGTCTACAAACGGCTTCACGTATTTATCATACGTTCTATTTATGTACGCAAAGCAGTCATCAAACGTTTGTTTAAGCCCTTCGAGGTATGTTGCTGTGCTCCCAAAAAGGCCTTCAAACGCGTGTTCCAATATCCCTGCGTTATCGGTAAATGGCTGTACGATGACCTCCAACAGGTCTCGTCCGATCTTTGCCGCCAGCTCAGACATTCCTCCCATAGCACTGAAAAAACTGCCAAACATAGCGGTTGCCATCCGAATACCGTTTTCACTTGCAAGTGCTTCAAATACTTTAGCGATTCCGACAAAAAGATTCTCAAGCAGCTGATTGATTTCTGTACCAATATCAAACATTTGGATTAACCACTGCTTTATTTTATCCGTATCGTTTTCCAGATATTGACCAAATCCGCCAATAAAAAAGGCTGCCAAACTTAAGCCTACACTCGCGATCATTCCTGCAAAGCTGCCAAGCATCTCCACGAGAGACATCACCCATCTGTCTGCAGCCCCCAGTACATCCGGATCTGTCCAGATGTCAATCATGGCTGTTTTGATCTGTTCCAATCCCTTCCGGATTGTTTCGAGCCTGTCCGTAGGATCCCCAAGTGCTTTAAAAAAGCCATCTGCGAACGCGTCACGCATCTTTTCGAGATATTCCAAAATGGGTGACAGCTTTTCTTTTATACCGTCTAGCCAGTCAATTAATTTTGAATCAACCGGTACTTCTTCGAACATGTCTTTCGGCTGCGTTCCGCCTCCACCGCCGCCGGAATCATCCTGCTTTTGCAGCACATCCAGGTCATCAAACTTTGCCAAAGCTCCGGCTGCCTTTTTTGCCGCCGCTGCTGTTCCATTCAGGGAATCGTTATAGGAATCCTGTATCTTTTTCGCTCGGATGAAAGTGCTTTTCCCGCCAAGGATGGCAATAAACTGCGCCACATATGTTATCGCCCGCGTTATCCCGTTTATAAGTGTATTGAGATACGGAATTACTATCTGGACAATCGGCGCAAAGGCAGCAGCAAACGCATTACCAAGTGTAGCCAGCGAATTTTTTAGCGCCTGAAATGAATTTGCCAACGGAGCGGAGTATTTCGTAAGGTTTGAAAACCCCTTTTGCATTCCGGCTACCATCGCATTAAATGCTTTTGTAATCCAGTTAAATATCAACAGCGATAATGCGATACCTTTCAATCTTGATGCAAAAGTGCCGAACAGCCCCGCGCTTTTTTTCGCGCCGGACGAGGCTGTTTTAAATGCTTTATCGGCAGAATTCTTCATCCGGTCAAATTCTTTTTTGATGGGCTTCTGCTTCGCGTTAAGTTCTGCCATCCTGCGCTTTGAAACATCTATGTTTCCGGCAAGCTGAGACGCTTTTGCAGACATTTTTTGAAACTCTTCCGTGTCTTTCGGGGATACAAACGCAGCGCCGGATGCTTTCTCCGCGTTTATTTTTGCCTTGATTTCATCTACTTTTTGAGCCGCTTCATCCAGTTGATCCTTGTCCACCTTCGGGGTATACGCCTTTCCACTGTTCTCCATCTGCTGAAGCTTTTCTTTCAGATCATCCACACGGTCGGATGCGGCTGCAACCTGTTCATTTATTACGTCCCATGCGCCGCCTGTTTGAGATACGCCAATGTTTTCCACGTCTGTCTGACGTTCTACGAGCTTAGACAGCTCTCCTTGCGCTGCAACGAGGTCTTTCTGTAAAGCTTTATACTCAGACGTTGCCGCCCCCTTTTGTGACATACGGGCCTGCAGTTTTGAATACTCGGATTCTGCCTTTTCTAACTCTCTTTGTAATTCTGCAAATTTTTCTGTCGGGATTTTCTTTTGAGAAAATTCTTCCATTTTGCGATTGAGAGAATCTAAAGCCGCGCTGTCTTTTTTTATAGCATTAGACACGCGCATCATCTGACTGTTTAAATCTTTTGTTTCAATTTTTGTGTTTATCCGTATCGAACCATCATATTTCGGCATGTCAGCCTCCTGCCTTGACCCATGTCATAAAAGCGTCAACATCTTCCTGTTCCTCTTCTGTCAGTTCCTCTTCCCGCTCTATTGCAAATATGCGTTTCTGCTCCATCAATGCCTGTTTTGCGCGCGTGTCCATCTTAGGATCTATCTTCTGCTGTCGGATGGCTATGACATTCGTGTACGCGCATGCCCCGAGCGTTGACAGCAGTCCCATAAACGCCCAATAATGCAGATCAGACCGGTTCAGGTCGATTCCGTACTTTTCCAGAAACGCTGAATAGATGCGCCACTGATCTATGTCAAAATCCGTTACCGGAACTTTATCCTCATTCTTCGGGCGGTTGTCGGTATACCATCCGCTCAGAAACCACCTAAGACCCTCTACGGCAGTTTTTAAATCGGGGAAAGAAGAAGGGCTGCTGTCCCCATCCTCTGACGGATACAGCAGCCCCAGCGCTACAGCCAACCTCTCATCGTCGGTCAGACCGGGGTCTTGCAAAGCCTGTGAAATCTGGATCCCTGTCTGGAATGATCCATCTATGCGAAACCCCTCATATTCTGTTGGGAATTTATCAAGAAGCACATTCCACATTTAATTGCTTCGCGCCCCTTTCCTGTTCGGACTGTATTTGCTTGTGATTTTCTGATTTCGTTCAGCGGCAAAGCCCTGAAGAATCGGGATGATCTGGTCTAAAAAGTCAGCGATAAGCTCCATTCCAGGGGATTCCACGTCAGGGAACACCTTTTTGCAACACCCGTTCCCAAACAGAGAATCCAACTCAGCGCAGGCCTCTTTGCATAAAGCGTCATACGCTCCGAAGCGTTCCGTGAAATCACCGGAAGAATCATTAGCAATCCTATCGGCTTCCGCGTTTTTTGCATTCAGCCATGCCACAAAATCGTCAAAGCGTTTAAAAAAACTGTTGTCGGAGATGTTGACCGCAATATAATCGCCGTTATCGTTTACCTCAATTCGTTTGACGCCACTGTCTACTCGTAAGCTTGCTGCTCCCATCTTGTCCTCCTTACTCCGTTAAAGCCCTGTCAGACGCGGGCGTCGCCGTGAATTTTCTTGTGGTTACGTTAAACGTTCCGGCTTCTCCGTCACCTCTGCCGCCCAGCGTCAGTGTGTCCGTTACGTTAGACCCAGCATCGCCGCCCGTGCCGCCTACACTCACAACGCAACGGCGGCGGACTGCCGGATATGAAGGACCAGCGCCGGAAACTCTTACGCGGACATAGGATGTAATGGCGTCCCCTCCGACGGGCAGCGTGTCTATCATCTTGTTAAACCAGTCCGTGAGCTCCGTGTCCTCTTCGTCTACGTTCTGTCTTTCAACTTCGATGGACGGCGTATAGGATTTAAGGTCCGTAGATCCGTTTTCCTGGTTGATGTACTGCACCGTCTCCGTTTCAGGGTTCATTTCCTCTGTTAAAGAGGTAATACCCGTTCCCAGAAGCCGGTAGTCTGCCGCTGTCCCCTCAGCGGACGTGTCCATTTTTACATCGACAAAATGTCTCAACAAATGTCTTTTCATCGTTTTCTTCCTTTCTTAAAATTCAGGTTCGATAACATTTTTATAAAAAACCGTAACCGGTAGAACCCAGTCCTGCACGCCATTCTCCTGTGGTTGTGTCCCATATGCGTTTCCGCGTGTTACCCGCTCAACTTTCCGCCCTGCGGTCAAATCGGGATATATCGCTTTTTCGTACTCTTTCCCCTCAATCCCGGAGGGTTCGTGGCAAAGCCAGCGCCCCAGCGTATCCAGAAATTCAAGAATAGTAATTTTCTGTCGTTCCCTTGCTCCCGTGGTCGAACGGTACACTACAAAGCAGGGATACCGGCATTCCTGATATATCCGCCCGAGTATATCTTCTTTTTCTGTATATACCAGCGCTCCGGAATCATTGGAAAACGCAATGCCATCCTCCGCCCCAAGCTCTTCAAATTTAATTGCTTCATCTGGATACAGCCCCGGGAACTGGTTAAGCAGCGACTTCATCGCCGCCGTCAGAACATCATATCCAGTAGCATCATTCCCGATAGGTTCAGCCACCTTCACCACCTACTTCCCTAAGATTTCAAAATGCGGGATTACCGTATACGGTCCTCCCACTGACGATATCAGGTAAACAAAATCTTTTTCGGCATTCATAAACGCATAAAACCCTTCATATCGCCTGTCTGTATAATCTGCATCGTTCACGAGTACGGCACCGTCCCATGCTCCTACCATGAAAAAGTCTGTAGACGGATTAAATGTAATGCTGTCTGGCAACAGATCATTTACCTGTCTGTTCCATTCCTTCGGCGGAAGCCACGGCAATTCTTTTCCGACGGTATCAACAATAATTTTTCTCCCGTTCTTGACCCCGAACGGGATATGTAACTGTGCGTTATCTGTACTGTCTGGACCGTACAGCTTCATAATCTGCCCCCGGTCAGTCTCCAGATGCACGCCGGAAAGCACATGAGGATACCAGATGGCGGCGGTGCTGGATTCGTAAAAATTGAATATTGTCACTATCGCATCATTCATCGGTATCCCTCATTTCACAAAGAGCTTCGTTAAATTTATCCGTAAACGCCCGGATTCTCACGATATTTCCCATGCATTCCTCTGGCACAGAACCGTAAAAGATGATCGTCTCCGGCTGCAACCGCCTCACCATTTCTTCATACCCTGCCAAAAACAGCGCCTTTTTTTCCTTGCTGTTCATGCAGCCAACAGAAGATACCGCCACCGTTCCACCCTCTGGCTCCCCATCGAAACACCAGTCATAAGAATCCGGTGTGCTCCATGAGATTGTTGGAATCACACGGCAACCATATTCTTGCAGATATGCACCTATCCAGTGCTTGCGATAATGGTTGTATATCTGGATAGCTTTCGGAAAATCGGTGTAGGTGCTGAAATCCGGTGTCAGAATGTACCGGAATTTGCTCAGTTTGTCCACGTACCTGTCTGGATTTCTCCATAGTGCGTCAAATTGGTAATCATCTAAGAAGAAATGAACAGCTTTCTCTTCTGGATTATTGCATTTTCCTCTGGCATAATTAAAACCGACAAATTCGCAGTTACCCTCGAATGTCTCAGGTTTTATCTGTGGTATACCGTATTCGCCGACGCCAGAGAAGATGCGGCGGTTCAGATTTTCGTAAGCTATACTTGTCTCTCGGTTTGCCATAGATTACTTCTTTCCGCTTCCAAAGAACCATGAATCAAAGTTTTTCATTCTGCGCTTTCTGGCTCTGTCATAAGTGGTGGTAGTACGGCTTGTATCGTGCAAAGCACTTGTATCGCCTTTTTCAGATGCCTTTGAAAATTTGTGCATTTCATCTCTCATGGCTGTACTGGCATTGACTAATTTTCGATGCTCTATAGCAAGCCTTTGATTTTTAAATAACGCCTCTGCACTTCCAAGTTTTGCGATTTTCCTTTTACTCTCACTTAATCTGTCATTTATATAATTCATTGTCTTTACTGCTTCGCTCTTTGTCTTGATTGACTTAAAGTAGCTAGTGTTTTCTGAATTAATGACCTTCTCGAGTTTACTGTCTTTTTTAACAGTTCCGCTCCCTCTTAAAGCGTCGCTTTTCTTTGAAGAATTAAAGTACACCTTCGCAATAAGCTTAGAAACCGGCTTCTCGTTACTTAACCCACTACTTCCGCCACGTCCGCCCATAAAATCACGCTTTCTTTGCCTGCTTGTATACCTGGTTTACTCCTGTGGCCGCCAGCCCGGACACCATGCCCACCGCCGCAGCATTGATATAGTCCGTCGCCGGGAAGTCCGGCATGATGTTCATTCCCAGCGCACCCAGAAGGCCGCCGCATACCGCCATAATGACCGGAATCCACTCATCCGGGATTTTCTGCGCCGCCTTACAGCCCAGACCGATAACATAGCAGATAGCCACGATGGCCACACAAGTTCCTAATGTCGTAATGTCCATGAGTTAATCCTCCTGTTTAACCACAATCTTTTTGCATAAAGCTAAAAATTTATTGTTACCCATTTCTACCTTATTCCTGCGTACAACAACGGTACGCCATCATCATTTTTCACTCCTGCAAGATAAAGCATTGCCGAATTTGCCAGAAGTTTGTTTGTCTCCTGTGCATCCCCGGACGCCTGGTAGACCGCGCTCCATGCCTTTGCGCCGTTTGCCATTTCAGACGGGGAGGCGTAGGAAATTGATTCAGAACCGGCAGACTTGGAAGTAATTACTCCCGAAGTAACACCGCCAGCCCCGCCGGAAGATGTCCCCCCAGCGGAATACAGCGCTTTCTTCTCTGCCAGCTCCAGTTGATATAATTTGTCGCAGACCGCGCACACGGCTTTCTGAACCTTTGTTTTCGCTCGTTCATTGTCTGGAAGCCCGTCCACCAGGCGGTCAAAGGTTATCACGTCCAGAAAGTCGCTGGCACGGTCTGCGATACGATCAAAGTCCTCCGCCGGGACGACATTCCCGTGATAGGTCTGCTCGTAAAATGTAAATGTGCTATATGCCATCCCGTCGGCCTCCTTATCTCTTACTCTTCCGTCTTGTTTCCCCAGAAAGCGGTTCGCCGTCAGTAGTTAGGGGTGTACTGGCGGCCATCAACCCCCCGCCGCGTTTACGGTGATTTTCGCGATACCATCCAGGTATTCCGCAAACAGCACAAGGCCGGTGATCGCAAACGCCTCAGACACGGCGGTGTTGTAGTTGCCCTGTGTGTGGAAACCGATCAGATTCGTTTCTCCGCTGGTCGTGTACACAAGGCCTGCCTTCGCGAAGTCGCTGTCGTTGGGGTCGATGTAATACATCACGATGTTTTCCACCGGTGTAGCGATTACCGTATCAGCCGGGATCTCGCTGTCGGAAAGAAGGAAAATTGTATTGAACCCCATAAAATCCTTCAGGTACTGGAAGCCGAACTGATTCTGGATGGTGATGTTCGCTGCTCCGAGATACTTGTACACGTCAAGGATGTTCACAAAACCGACAACCCCGGTGATGTTCCGGTGCATCTGCTTAAACTTGTTCTCAACCTTGCCCTTTGCCATCGCAAGTGCCATCTGGAAGGTTGTTTCCTCGGACGTGAGCGTTCCGGTTTTCAGATAGTCGTAAAACTTCTTTGTCACGCCCGCCTGAAGCTGATAGAGGAACTCGTCGTCAGTCATCTGGACAGCGTTGTCATAACCGTGGTCTTTGATTGCTTCAATCGTAACGGCCTTCGCGTACTTCTCGATGGTCATTTCCTGATACTTCTTTTCCTTTACGGTAAATTTGCTATACGGGATATCCTCGCCTTCGCCTACTGCACCATCCTCGAGCGTCCCCTCCGCATATTTACTTTTCAGCACTGCGCCGGGCTGCTTCTTTATGGGGCGCATGATCCCCAAGATGTCCCGCAGATGCTGCCAGTTGCGCTCGAATCTGGTTACAAAATCCAGCTCTCTTGCGGTTACCTGGACATCCGCTGTTTTAATCAAATTTGCTTTTGCTGGCATATTAGCCCTCCTGCTTTAATTAAATAAACTCATGTTCGCAGCAATTGCAGCCTGACGCTCAGAAGCATCCTTGATGCTCATAATCTGGTCTTTCGTCAGCGCGCCGCCCTGCCCCTGCTTGTTTGTCGGCTGTGTAAAGCGTGCCTGATTCTGCTGTGCTTTCTGCTGCTCATCGTCAACAAATGCCGAAGCGTCCTTTTCCTTCATCTGGGTTATGAGGTCATTCAGTCCGAGGATTTTCCCGTCTTTCAGTTTTAATCCGGCCTCCTTGACTTCTGCCATAATTGCGCGCTTTGCCGCTTCGCTCGAGAATTTAATTCCTTCAAACTCCGTTTTCAGAGCGTCCGTGAAATCTCTCTCATACAGCTGCGCCTGTGCGTTTTTCTCGGCATCCTCGGCCTTTTTCTTCCAATCAGCCAAATCCTTCTGCATTGTTTCAAGGTCAACGCCCTCGAAGCCTTTCAGGGTGCTTTCTGCCGTCTCAGCTTTTCCTTTCCACGTGTCCCGGTCAGTCTCAGCCTTTCCCAGCTTCTTTTCATGTTCAGCTTTCGTGACGTAATTTTCCGCCACCTTTTTCGTAAGGCTTTCCTTTTTGTCCGCCGAGACCTCAATTCCCAGCTCTGTCAAAATTGCTTCAATATTCTGCATCTTTATCCTCCTAAACGTGATTGATTAACCGCCCGTCAGCGGTATGGATTAAGCCCGATAAACCACGGGCGGGGTAGTTGTGGGAAGGGGAATTGAACCCATGACACACGGCTTATAAGGCCGCTGCTCTACCTCCTGAGCTATCCCACAAAGCGCCCGGGGTAGCGAACCGGGCGAAAAGCGTAATGATCGGCGCTGTCTAAACAATGCACCTATACCGTGCGCCGGGGCTTGAACCCGGCTGCTTCCATGCACGGTGGCAAAAACAAAGAAAGATGGGATGGATTTTCCTGCAATTACGATTTACAGGATTGCACACAGACGGAGTCGAACCGCATTTTCAACCTTCCCGCAAGGCTGTGTGCTGTAAAGGAGGAAATACAAATACAAAAAAGAGCCAGCAATCTGTAAGAAATCCTTACAAATCACTGGCTCTGCGTCTGGCGTCTGGCACTTAACGGACGATAGGTTCTGCCTTTCCGTTTTCAATATTCACGAGGCTGGTCGTTTTACATTTCGGGCAAAACACCGGAAGATTATGCGCTGTCGTATCCTTGCGGAATGATGACCGCGTTTTATTATTACAGACAGGACAGTATACCCTTTTGATATCCATGACGATCATTCCTTTCCATAGCCTTTAATACATTTTACCAAATAAAAAAAACTATGGCGTACCCATGTTTAAAGCAAAAGCGGCAGGTTTACCCGCCGCCTTTACTCACATCATCTTTCGTAATTTTTCGATATACCGCGAAATGGTCTCCCGTTCTTCTCGGCAGTCCGCATCCTTTGACAGATCTCCAAGCTCTTCTGTTAGCGCATCCATGTGCTCTCCCAGGGCAGCCAGCATACGCCGCTTGCAATCCTCAGACTTGCCGTTGCGATAAGACTGCTTGTTGTCCATGTAAGCATCATAAGGGTCGCCGTTACCATTTCCACGGCTATAATGCCCCCTTACATAGTGCTCCCCACGTCGCGCATAGGAGGATCCATCGTCATAAGCCGTCATGCTCATTCCGTCATCCCTGCTGTATCTCCCACGGCTGTCGCGTTTCCGCCTCTCGCTGTACTCTCCATTCTGGCTATATCCGCCTTCCATTTCGTCAAGGACGGCGTTATAATAACCCTCTTTGCACTTCCAGTATTCCACATTTTCCATGTCTTTCAACATGTCTATCAATTTGTATGCGGTCTCAAGATTGCCTGTGTTCAGACCTTTTTCCGCGATTTTATCCAGCTCTTCCCGGATATTCTGCATCAATTTGTAACTCATGGTCTGCCCTCCTTAACCGCAAACCCGAACAGCTGTTATGTTCGGATTGTCTACTAACACAGGAATTGTCCCTGCGTTTTTGATGGAAACGTTTTCACAGCATCCACAGAACACATCGACGTATGTCTGGGACGATGCGTTAAAATACTGCTCTACTGCCGCAGGGGTGGCACGAATCACCGTGCCGCCGAGGATTTCCCCATCTCTGGCAATTCCCAGCGCCACTTCTCCTACCGTTTCCCCAGTCGGTACTGCGACGTTTCCGGAAAATGTAATCAGATATCTACCGGGCTTTACAAGCGTTATCTGCGCGCTTCCAGCCCTGTGTCTTTCTGCGCATCCGCCCTTTGTTGCCACTGCCGAAAACGGGATAGACTGCCCTACGGGGACCGTGACCGGCGTTGTGTTTACTAACTCAATCATTTTATTCTCCCTTCATTTCAAAAGGGGCAGACGTTCTCAGCCTGCCCCTTTTTGTGAATAACGGCATCAGCCGAACATCATGGCAAAATGCCACGAAGATACTCCGTCTGAAGTTTTAACATCCGCATCCCGTGTTGCCTCCGTAGCCACATCCGGCGCCAAAGCTAAAGCCTGTCGGGTTGACGATGGACGTGTACGGGGACATTACCGGATAAGACGGAACGGGTGTAGGTCTCAAAGCATTTAAGATGCTGTTTGTCTGTGCGTTGTTAGACAGCTGGAGCTGTGCGGACTGTAACTCTGTCTGTAGAGACTGGATCTTATCCTGTGTAAACAGGTCGATGATACGCTGTGTTCCGGCGTTCTGCGCGTCAATTACATCGCGGAATCCGTTGTTTACGGTATTCTGGAGGATGTTTGTCTGGGCTGCCATGTTGTAGTTTACGCCAGCAATAGCCTCTCGGGTATCGCAGCAGCATTGCTGCGTCTGATAACCCAGATTTGCCATGTTGGCGTTTACGCCGGCAAAGCCGTTGCAAAGCTGGCCGGAAAGGTTCTGGATACCGTTTTCGATGCCCTGCGTGGACAGCGCTGCGTCTATATCAGCGCGGGTTGCATAACCCTGAAATGCGGGAGAATTTGCTCCTCCACCATTTCCGCCCCAGCCGCCGAAGCCGCCCCAGCCAAACATACCGAAAATCAGGAAAAGGATAATCCATGCACCCCAATCTCCGCCGAAGCCGTCATTTTTTCCTGTGCCGCCGGTTAATACGGCAACATCAGAAGCGGTTAAACCGTCTGTCATAGTAATTATCTCCTTCGATAATGTATTTACAAAACCGTGTGCACCCGGTTGTGTACTATTTAAAAAAGCCTTTAAACATACCCTGCATCTGCTGCGCCATCTGCTGGGCTTGATTTAACTGTTGCTGGTTTATTTTGCCAGACTGCAACAGCCTGTTAATCTCTTCATTCGGATTTCTGCCCTCCATCTCTTTTCGGAATTGCTGGAACTGTTCCAGCATTCCGGCCATTCTATTACCATTCAGGGCCTCAAACAAGGGATTCGCCATGTCTGCCTCCTTCCGGCTTTGTTGCCGTTTCGAGATAACTATATAATTCTTCATATTTGCTTCTCAAATCGTCGTATTCTTTCCGAGTAACGTATTTATCGTCTAAGTTCACTTCCTCCTGTTTCTGTGGCTCTTTCGCGCCCACCGTGACCTCTTTGTAAGCAAAGGTGCGGAGCGTCGGCATCCCGGCGGCATCGGTAGTCTTTATATAAAAATTAGAGTTTTCGGAGTCCATCAAAAGGACGCTTGTATTTGGAGCGACAAGATAAGATTTAGCTCCAGCCTCGCCCTGCACCCACAGGATCCCCTGATTTACCTGCTGCATCTGCTGTGGCTGCTGATACTGAGCCTGCATCTGCGCCAGCCTGTCCATCTGCGGCTGTAGCGGATTTACTTGTCCATACTGATACGGGTTATAGCCGTATCCTTGATATGGTAATGCCATGCCTGCGCCTCCTATGACTAATTCAATGACTTTCTATAGCTAAATTATGGCATAAAAAATAAGCCTCTGACAGTCCATCAAAGGCTTACAAAAGTATCAAATCAACATACCCGTATTATCTTTTTGTTTATTCGCTGGCTCATTCTTTTCACGGTGGACACACTCACGTTCATCATCTCCGCACATCTTTCCAGCGGAATATTCTGCGCCCGTAATTCAAAAAGCCGCCGTTCCTCAGGTGTAAAATTGCAGTATTTGCGAAAAAAATCCAATTCAAACACTGTAAAATCGTATACCTTCAAGATTACTCCCCTTATTGCGTCCGCGCCAGATAAGATATAAGCTTGCCCCTCGTTTCTTTTAACTGCTCAACATTGTTCCCTGATATCTGGCTGTTAAGCATCGTTACCAATGTCTCCATGATTAGGCTGTCCCGCTCCCTAATCTCATGCATCGTTTCAAAGTCTCGCTTGTCATGCTCTTCAAGGACTTTTACCCGCGTGGTGAGCTTAATCGCGGGGGATATCCATTTATGTATCACAGCCACAGCGCCCCCTATCACCGAAATGCCGCCGCACACAGCAAGAATAGCCTGTATCGTTTCCATAGTGCCTATCTCCTTATTTCTCCCAGTAGTATATCGGTATCTCCTGACCGCTGTCCCATGTGTCCCAGTAATGTCCATCTTTGACGCACACCACATGGCCGTCTATCCCGAGCACATACGTCCCTGCTGGATGGTCTCGGCAAAAATCATCTACCGTGTAAACATGCTGTCCGTGGTCGTCTACGATATACCGGCGGAATCCGTTCTCGCGCAGATACGCGCCCCAGACTCTATTAGCACTTGGCATGTCAGACAACGAAAAACCATACACGGACAAACCTACATAAACTGTATCCCAATCTTGCCCTAAAGCCTTGCACAATGCGCGCACAGTGCAATCCCCTACTCTTTGCCATTTCGAGGGGTTTGGATTGTAATATTCAAATCGGTTCGTTCTCCGCATATCTTTTTGCCCCTTTATTTGCTGCCTTTTGCTGCGGGTATCCAAATCCCGCTAATGCATTCCGATCATACTGCGGCTGTAATCCATGTTCTTCGCAATACTGGTTATAAGCCCTGTTCTGTCCCTGCAATCGGTAAGCCAGCTTATCATATTCCTGCTGGAGCTTTTCCCGTTCCGCGCCGGACGCCCATGCAAGCTCTTCCTGTTTTACTATCAACTGTCGTTTCGTCTTTCGGATTCCGCGCTCCATAGATCGCTGCTTCTGGCTGTCCTCATACCGTTTTAGATTCTCAGCGTCGGTAATTTTATTCCCGCTTCCATCCAGCAGATTCCCTTCTGCGTCCCTCCACGGATTCCTCATCCGCTTGTCAAACAGCATATGCCCGTGACGACAGTTATAGCCATGCAGCCCTCTCATATCCACAACCCTGCCTTCTCCCGTGGTTAGATCAATGTCATACCCAGTCGATTCCAGTAGGTTCGGATATCCCGGCTCGCTTCCGTCAATTTTAAACACCCGTCCCTGCCATTCGTCATGACCTGCAAGCAAGGGCTGCCCGTCGCGCCTTACTCTTGCCCCGAGGTGCGCCGAGGTCAACACATACTCTGTTCCGCTGTCCACGATATACCTGTTTGTCAGCTGCGCCGCCGTCTGATTCATCGACGTCACTACACAGCATCGTACCGCCGCTTCCAGCGTCCTTCGCGCCCCCGTCGGGTAATCCACCATAACGCCGCGTCCCGCATACGCATCCAGCACATCCGCTATGGCTGCGGGATAGCTTTGCACTCCGCTTGCTACCCTTACATCGGCTTCGTCGAGCAGCGACACAAGGTCTTTTTGGCTTTGTTCCAGCGTCGTCCTTGTGAGGTTCTTCAACTCCGCCCGGCTTTTTATGTACTCTGCTTCAATAACAGCCATATATCGTGCATTTTCAAGCGGAGACTGCGCCGCGATACCCATTTCTGACAGTGTAACCGCATCATCTTCCCACGATGTCAGCACGGCACCACGCAGGAGCTTCCGCAGTTCTTTTTCGCTCAGGTCTGTCAGTTCCATGATACGCCGCTGTATTTCATCCCGGCTTTCCCCCAACTGCTCCAGCCTGTACAGCAACCTGTCCGCCGTGGCTGTGATTTTCCCGGATTTTAAAATCCTTCTGGCGATATCCCGCAGGATAAAGTTTTCCAGCCGTTCATAGAGTTCTAATATCCGGTCAGCTTTCCCTTCAAAATACTCTGGTCTCAGCATCACTCTTTCCCCACCGTTTTTCTCACAAGATTCAGCCAGTCGTCTTTATGCCGACTTTTGGCTTCCTCGAACCATTCAGACGTTGTTCCCGGCTCGTGATATTTAATCCGTCTCTGCGTCGGGCTTTTGCTGGGAGGGGATGTCCACCCTATGATGTTCCCCTCTGCGTCTTTAAGCGGGATATTCGGACCGTACACAACGCCCTTGTACAAATAATGAGCATATGGCGTGTCATACTCAACGATGCCGCCGTATACCCCGTCTGGATATCTTACACTGTTTCTTAGTGCACCCTGCCGGAATGGAACGAAGGGGGCGCTGTCCGCCACTACCTGCATATTCAAAAGCTTCTGGGCTTCCAGCAGATTATCGTCTATGCGGGACGTATCGAGCTTAATCTCCACGTCCCCAACTTTCGTATCCAGTTCCATTCTACCACCTCCCGCATTTTATGGCGTACCCTTATTTCATCTTTGCGTACCCCACGCTCATCCCTGCGCCAGCATCGTTTATCACGGTCGTTGTTGGGCTGTAGGTGTGCAGAGCCTTATAAGCGGCGATTGTTTCGGGCGGAATCGGTGTGCGGATGGGAGTTTTCAAAGCCCAAATGAGAAAAACTTCATTGTTGTTCACAAAATCCTTGTATACCTGAAAATCTGCTGAATTGAGATAAATTCTAATATCTTCCAAAACTCTGCTTATGCACAGTATCTGTTTTTTGTCAGCAGTTTGGTAAGGAACATATTTCAAATGCGAGCATATCGGGTTTGCGTTTGAAACAGTTTTGATATTATACAACGTCACAAAAATCGAATCAGGAGTATCTTTTTTCAAATCAGATTCTTGCAGCACCTTATTCCCAATCCACTGCACCCTCTCGCCCTTCGCAAGGTCAATCTCGTCCGCTACCCACTGCTGACCTTTCTCGTCCGTATAATTGCCGCCGGAGGATACGGGGATCCCGGGCAGACCGCCGGGAGTAGGAATGATGAGCGTCTGGGCTGGCTTGTAGGGTTCGTAGGAAGTAGCGTTCACAGGGATTCTGGTTATCATCGCCTTGACCTTGCCATTAAAGGCTTCTTCGATTCTGAGGAATATCCGAAACTTATCTCCATCCATTACTTCTATTTTTTTAGCAACCGATCCGGTGGAATACCCCAATATAACATTTGTCCCTTTTCTCCATACAACGACATACAGCTTTACATCCTGTATGTCTAAATAAATATAATATTCCCCAGATGCTAATAACGGGAAATCGTCGTATGAACTTTCGTTGGTCATGTCTTCGCGTCCCACTGCATAGATATCCTTCATTCCTGCACCGGATATCGCTATCCCATCTTTAAATACTTCAAATCCTTCGCGCTTTTCCCCTACCTCAAACGGCAACAACTGCGCCCCAGTCGTTCTCCCCTGCGTTGATTTGCCGTAGAGGGTAAGGGATTCCAGCCCACGATTCCCCTTTGAATTTTCCAAGAGGGCGGGGTTGCCGGTAACGACCGTGAGCACAACGCTGTACGCATCGGCTACCAGCACCAAGAAATGCTCCTCTCGTGTCACAGGCGGAAAGACTTTCCCCTCTCCGCTGGCAATCGCCGCCCAGTAATATTCTAATCGTGTCACAGGCGCAGGGATGCTTCCGCCCCATACTCCTGCTACCTTTGCCATGTAATACTGCAATCTCGTGACGGGCTGCGGGGTATTGCCGGAATAATCCCCCGCCATAGTTGCAAGATAATATTCATCAATAGTCACGGGCTCGGGTGTCTTGCCCTTATATGTCCCTGCAATCTTTGCAAGATAATACTCTTCTCTGGTTATCGGTTCCATTACTCTCTCCTTATTAGCAGCAGCTTCGCGCCCTATATATGCGTCTTAACAGTCTCCTAATATCCAACATATCTGTCTCTGTATACACACTCAAGACCTTTAATGCCATATACCTTCGTGTCTTTCGCCGTCTCTCCCATTCAATCATAACTTCATCGACTGCTCTTTCTATTTTTTCATAGACTTCCCGCAGCATTCTTACAATTTCTTTGACCGAGTTTTCTACATTTTTCAAAGAATCAAAGAGTTCATTCCAGCGATTCTCAACGCGTCCGATGTCTCCGATCCCCTGTCCTACAATCGCAAAATCCATGCTTATTCCTCCCCGAACAGCCCCGTTTCCTTTGGCTGGGCTTCCGTCACCATTGCCTTCGCATCGTCCTCTGTCATGCCCTCAAATTTGACGAAATACATCCACGCGGGCACCTTTCCTTGTGCGACATAGCTCCACCAGCGTGCCCGATCCTCCTCGCGGTTGTATGTGATGTCCCCGAAGTCGTATACCACTTCATAAACCCCGACAGGGGCAAGCGCGTACAAATCTGCATACACCGACATGGCATATATTGCATCATTTAGGCAACTTTCCAACTTGTCCCGCACATCCTTGATAAACTGGATGGTTCGCTGTTGCTCCGCTTCCACGCCTGTCGCCGTTTGGATGCCGCTCGCTTCGTTAAAGACAAAATAGCCGTTCGAGAACCCGCATTTATACCCTATCTGGGACAGGAGAGCATTGATTCCGTCAAGGCGTGTGGCTGTATTGAGCTGCGGCGTAATCTCCTGGTAAAACTCTTCCGGGCTGTTGCCGAACACGTTTTTTACATAATGCGGCAGTTTAACGTCTGGGATGCGCCCGTTAAGGTTCGTCCCGCTGTCAAACATCAGCCTGTCATCTGCAAGGATGATCTTCTCGCTGTCATATATCTCACCGGCGTTCCGGCTGTATGCGATGTCCAGGTCTTTCATTTCTTCGATGGCTTCTGCGTATATCGGCATTCCCAGCGGAGAGGAAAGATCTATGTTGTTTGCAGCAGGGGTGCGGAACACTCCGTACATGGGGGAATCAAGTCTTTCGTTCCCGCCCTTGAGAATCGGCGGCGTTTCCTCCAGCAGATCAGCCCACTTTGTCTGCTCCAGCGGGATAGGATCGCCGAGGGATTCGCTGCTCTTTGATACATATGCCCTGTTGGATATCACATACGGGTATATCACGCCCGCCTCCGTCCTCGTCTCGACAAACCTATGATACTCCAAGCGTGTATAAAACTTTTCGTTAGCCGCATAGCTGTCTTTAAACACAACGCCCGTTATATTCCCGTTATCGTCCTGCTCCGTCACGAAAAAGTCCAGAGGGGTAAACATATCAAGCCCGCCGCCATTAGGCTTTACAATGATCGTGCCATAAGCACAGCCATACTCTACCCAATGACGCATGCTATAATAGGCTTTATCAATCTGCTCCTGCAACCACGCCCCGCGTGCGCCGCCGTCAATTTGGATTTTAATTCCTAGCGTGACGAGCCGCGCCGTTTCGGAGCATACCGCCTTTGCAAAATTTATAGTCTTTATTCGGTTTTCTGCGTCTAGCCAGTATGGCGCACCGCGGTAGATGTTGGCACACTCTACAACCTTTGCCATCATCCGCGCTGACGTGGTATCCTTTACCCTAAAATCTTTCTCCGCCTGCTTTTTAAAAATCATGCCTATCCACCTTTTTACTGCTGATAAAATTCCCATTTCTGTATCACCTATGCCGTATTGCCCCGCCTGTTAAATAATGGCTCAAATGCGTACCGTGTGGCCGCTATAGTGTGGTCTGCCTGTCCTTCTGGATATCCACTGATGATGTTCCCGTCCTTATCCCTGTCATACTCATACTTTGTAAACTCATCATAGACATTCGGTGTACGGTGGCGGTCAATAACGATTGTGCGCCGCTGTAACCACTTAAAACCATACTCCACGCTACCCGGTCCCTTTGCAGCCCCCGTTGCCGGAAGTCCCATATCTCTATAGTCATTGATTGACTTAGGCTCGGCACTGTCGCAGATGATCCGGTAATCATCGTATCCCTGTTCTTTTATCCACTGTGCCGTCAACTCATTGCTCGTCTTATGCACATAGTTTTCGTCAATAAAATAGATTTTCTCTCTTGTGCTGTCGTAATACGCCCGAATAAAAGCATATGCGTCTGGATACCAACCGAAATCCACGCCTTGATATATTCTATCCATGTGTGAGATTTCCTCGTCTGTGATTTCCCGTAATTCCAGATATTCAAAGACGTTTCCGCCGTTTCCGTTTGCCTTCCCCATGTACTCATTATCATACGCATCTGGATTGACTTCCTTCAGATGTTCGGCGTCACTGATAAACTGCGCTCCTAGCCAGTCTGGATCTACATCAAGGTATGTGCTTCTAACCACCATAGCATCGTCATTCTTTGTTTCCGCTTCATTCGTATATTTATTCGCCCAGTTATTCTTACTTCTAGGAGGGTTGAATGACTTGAATCTATATGCCTTGTCTCCGCCACGGATAGCTGACTGCTGTATGCTTCTGGCTTCCTCCGGCCCCGCAAATTGGTCTAATTCTTCCATCCATAAAATACCGATATAGCCAAATTCCGGCTTGATTGACTTGATTTTCAACGGGTCATCAGCTCCACGGAAATATATTTTTTGCCCGGTCGGAATATGCGTAATCTCAAACGGGGATACTTTAAAACGAAAATTATCTTCCAATCCCAACTTTGCAATCGCCCATTTCATTTGTGCGTACACGGAATCTTTGATAGTATTCCCAACTTTCCGTAACACAAGTGCGTGCATATTCGGATTATTCTTTATTAACTCCGGTATAATGCAGGAAATCGCGGAGGACTTGGCTGAACCTCGTCCCCCAGGCAAAACATATTCTGAATGTCTCCCTTTCCTTACATCCCGTATCATCGGGTGAAACACATCTGCAATCACATCAAGGTCTATATGATAATCTTTTGAATTTTTGGCGGCTTCTGCTGCCTTTTCTTTTGCATCCTGTTCTTCCTTTATCGCTAACGCTTTTTCAAGGTCGTTCATCGCCTTAAGTTGGTCGGAAAAATCAGGGGCAAATCCAAAGGAATCCGTCAAAAGGCCATTTGCAATTTTGGATCGACGTACCTGAATTTCTGTCAGAGACATAATATCTCTTCCGGCTTGTTTTTCGATTTCCGCCTGCCGTTCTGCTATATATGCTGAAACTCCACGCTTTTCCAAGATATTTTTTCTTGCATTTTTAATGACTGCATCAGAATATTTGGCTTTTCTGGCCGCATCGGATAAATTCCCGCCATTCTTCAAATATTCATCCGCAAATGCCTTTTGCTTTGGTGTTAGCATTCTCTCACCGTCCTCTACTTCTTTATGAGACAAAAAATACCACCAGGGAAAGCGATATAATCCCAATTTGACATATGATTTTTATCACGTCACTCTTCGTCCCGATCATAAGCCCGAGTAGGAATGCTATTATCATTCCTGACGCGGAAAGATACCACGGTATCATTTCTCTAATCATCCTGTCCCCATCCTTTCGTCTGTTCCCATATGTCCGCCAAACACTTTACCGCCTCAATCGCGCTCGCTGTTCGCAATATCTCGTAGTCCTTCATCCTCCATCCGTTCCGCCCGTTTTGAAGTGTAGGTGTTGTTAAGATCCACATCGTTATCATCCTGTCCTGCTCTTCGCTGTAAAACTGGCTGGTAGAAATTTTGATTACGAGCCCCGTTGACAGTATGGCGCGCTGAAGCTTTTTCATGACGGCATTACAATTCATATCACACCCCCATACAGTTCTTATTCTATTTTACCATTCTCGTTTCCTGATCCGCGTACCCCTTTTACACAATTGCATGTCCTTCCTGTATCATATAGCTGTTGTATAGATATATCGTTTTCCTGCGATACCCATAAAAATCTTTCCTCCCGATAGGGATGTTGCATATCTTTGAGATGTTGTCATACCCCAGCCCTGATGTCAGGCTAAAAAACAGATATTGCGCCAACTCTGCATATGCGCTTTCCGCAGCCAGAAGCAGCAGTTCCAATTCCCTACCCTTTGCGTTTTTGCACTTGTCTTCTATTTTTTTTACCTCATTGTATGTCAGACCGTAACCATTATAGTATGTGTCCCTTGTTCCCACATTCCCCACCTTCTTTCTTTTTGCTTTATTTTTTTGTTACCCTATCCCAGTCCCGCAGGATTTATCTGTGTAGATAGAGGGAACCAGCACACAAGCTGGCGCGCCGGAGCTGGCCGGTTAGGTGTAATTCTGCGGCTTCCCCTCTGTTTTTCTGAATGCTCAGCTTAGCTTGCTACCGATGTAGTTTTCTTTCTGTTGTCATGTCGTCAGTAGCACCGCTTTTCTCGTTCAGCCAATCACAATATTTCTGACAATCTTCTTTTGTCTTAAAATATAAACCTCTGGAATACTGACCATATGTTTCATACAACTCGTCAAAATTGTCTTTACTTTCATATACATGGTTTTCTACATCGCTACTTTCGTATGTGTATCCATCGTAATCATCAGAATAGGTTTTGTATCTCTCGAACCAGAACAGCATTGGCTTTTCGCCGCGATACCTATTTCTTCTGAATTCAACGAGACGAAATTCCTGTGGTGAAAACCTCAAAAACATCTTTGCGCATTCACAATCTTCTATATAATCTTTTCCACTTGGAGAAGAAAAATGAATATATCTATCATCGTCACATTTGTTGCATTTCTTACCATAAACATGATTGTAGTCTGGTTTATACATAATCACGTTCATCCCGGTTTCCTCAAATAATGTTTCAAGTCTTTTTGATGCTGCTTTAGACTCGCATTCTCTGATTTTATATCCTAATTCACGTTTCTTATCTTCGTACTCTTTTACTAAGTTGTCCCAATTACGTTTGATTTCCTGTAACGATTCATTCTCTTTTCTGAGTTTTTCAATCTCATTCTTAGTTTCTTCTTTTATCGACTGTCTGAGATAATCTTTAAACTCTTCTACTTTTTCATCAAACTCACTTGGCTCATAATAATCTTCACAATAGTAATAACTCAAATCGGTATCTCCTTTCTATGATAAAATATTAGTTTAGCTATGCAATCCACGCTTCCACAGGAAGCGCATCGGTGTACCGTTCCCACTCTCGCGATTCCTTACTCCATACTTCCCTGCTCCACCCATCTTTGCTGGCAGCTTCATATAGCTTTTCGATTTCCTTCACCGCCTGCAAATATCCGGTATTCTGGTCGCGCAGTATATCAATCGCCGCTTTCAAGCTGTCATATCTGTTCCGTAAACCAATATAGGAACTGTATACCTTAAAACACTGTTGGGCAGACGCAATCAGATCATCCTTGGTCATCTGCTTTAATTTCTTTTTAGCTTCATTTTCTGCAAAACTGCCGTCGCAAGAGATCCCAAAATAATCCTGTTCATAAGAGTCCCAGCCAAGCAGTCCGCCCTGTGATTCTCCTGCTTCCGCCGCCACGAAGAAAATATCGAAACATTCCGGAACCCACTCTCTCTCGATATCCTCTCTCATTCGGTCACATTCCGCACATAAATCCGCGAAAGCCATTTTGAACTCATATGCTTCGTCTTCATCACCGGCAAGGGCATTGATCAGAGAATCGTTTCCATCTTCTGATTCGGTATACCATCTGACATTTTCGCATTCTTCTTGAATGTCCCACAAATCCTGCTTTATTGAGTCCAGATTCAGATTTTTTACAATCGGCTTTTTGTACCGCAGTTGCTTTGCTTTAAACCGTTTGGTTTCTTCTGCATCTATCATTCCATTACTCCTTTAACTGCTCATTTAAGCAAATTTCAGTTGATTTTCGCTGTCATTTATTCTCAGATTCGGAAGTCTTTCTCCAATTTTAAGGTATGAGCAGTTCGCCATGACTAATGCTTCCGCCATAACTGGTACAACGCTATTACCAATTCTCGCAACTTGCTCTTTAATCGGGTATGGCTTCCAGTCAATATCGCGATCGATTATATAATCATCCGGAAATCCCTGCATCCGCTTCAGCTCTTCCGGCTTCAGCATACGTAGAAAAATGTCTTTGATTATATACGCCTCTCCATCAATATCCAGTATCACATTTACAAGTCCGAACCGGTCTTTTGTTGTAATTGTTGCCAACGGCATTTTCAGTTCCTGTCCTCCGCCTGTGCCATAATATTTAATCAAAAACGCACTGACAAGCCCGAAATGCCCTGGCGATGTCGTTATCGTGTGCAACGGCTCATCGCATCCTTGCCCAATGCCGCTTTTGTAAAATTTTGTGATAAACGCCGTAACAAGTCCATACCGGTTTGAAGTGTCAATGGTCTTTATCGGTTCTGACAGGAGCTGCCCTCTGGCATCCCCAGCTTTCTGCTCCCCGTGATACTGGATGATAAACGCCGCCGCTCTTTTGTCCTGAACTATATACGGCTCGCTTTCCAGAATGTACTTCCTGATTCCGTTTGCAATTCGTTTCTGTGTGGCATCTGCCAACGGTTTAGATCTGTCAAATATGGATTTTCCTAAATCAGACCAGTCGATGTACTCACCACATTGCTTCCATTTTGGCTCCGAATCTTTAAAATGCGTCTGCTCCGGCCAGACTATATCTTTCCCATCTCTCCTGAAAATTGCATACCAGCGCTTCCGCGTTGTCGGCGCTCCGTAATCAGCAGCCACCAGCTCCCGACTATCAAATATGTATCCCAACCCCTTCATTGCAGATATAAATTTCTTATAATCTTCTCCCTGGCGTTCTTTGATGGGGTGCCCATTTTCATCCAACGGACCCCACTGTTGTATTTCCTCGACATTTTCCATGATGATCACATCAGGCAAGATTGTTTTTGCGTGTTTGTATACCGCCCACGGAAGGATTCTCAGCCCACTTTTTCGGGGTTGTCCTCCTTTTGCCTTGGAATGGCTTGTGCAGTCCGGCGATGCCCACATTAGCGCAACATGACGCCCTTTTACATATCTTTGCAGGTCAACCTTAAAAATGTCCTCTGTCAAATGCAGCGTGTCCGGATGGTTGACTTTGTGCATGCGGATTGCTTGTGGATCATGGTTGATTGCAATATCAACTGGTCTCCCAAGCGCCATTTCAATCCCTACACTTGCTCCGCCTCCTCCTGCAAAACAATCTATTATCAAATCCCTCATAACCTACTATCCCCCAGAAACGCTCCCATCATCTGCTCCTGCCAGCCGGAAGGATTGTTCTGTTTTGTGGCTGGGGTATAGGCATTCGGGGGATTTGAAGGCTGCCATGCGGTTACATCATCTACCTGAATAATTCCGAAATTAAGCAAAAAAACACTTCTTTCACAAACCCCATATGACTCATGATATGTTGCCAGATAAACGCCTCCCATTTTTGTGCTTACCCATACTTCCTGTCCGTCTTTCGGCGGTCGCTCCGTCACAGGAATCCAGCGATGCTTGTCCCGCTCGTCATGCAGTTTTTTCAGTAGCTTATAACTATGTGTCTTTTCAAAATCATTAAGTCTCTCCACATCTTCCGGATTCATCCCTGTGTCCTCGTACTCCATCAGCTTCCAGAGTGCTCCATACAGCTTTTCCCACAGTCCTCCCGTAATAACCTGCCCCTCATGGAGCTGCGCCCAACGGACACCTTTCAGATGCCAATTTCCCTGGTCGTCTTTTTCTGTCAGTCTATTCATATCATCCTCCAAATTTATGCTGCAGATTCACTCCCGCCTCCGTTCGGCAGGCTGCAACCAACTTCTTTCTGTCAAAATTATATTCCGTCTCGATCTCATAGATCTGCCCCATCAGCCGCACAAGCCTGTCTTTCCCGAAACCATATTTGCGATGCAGGGAAAGAAACAGGCACGCCATCAGCATTGCGCCGATCCATTTCTTCTGCCGTTGCCTCATATATACAATCTGGGCTGCGGACATTCTCCCCATGTCAATCTGTGCATTAAGGTATGCCAAATCCCGCCACCCTTTGTCTGTTTCCGGGATCCTCAGCTCGATTCCAGATTCATCTTCCAGCATCTGAATCATACTGATCTGATTCATGGCTCCGCATTCCTCCCACGTCTCAAGCGTTTTATCAAAAATCCTTCGGATCCGTTCTGGCCCCCATCCTTTATCCCAGTACCGGGCAAAGGCGATTGCTGCAGCACTGTAAATCAGATCGACCTGCTTACGCATCTCCTGATTCAGCTCACGGTTTACTCTTTTCAGTACGTCCATCCTCGTGCTCCTTCCTGGCCGGCTTTCCGCTGCTGGTCGCATCCTGCATTTCCACGATCGTCTCTCCAATCTTGTACAGCACCGCCGCGCCGATGCCGATCAGAGTAAGCAGCCCTAAAATAAACAATGCGGTTTTCATCCTTGCCTCTCCTTTCCTTTCGCCATCTGTTCTTGATGCTCATCTTCCAGCCGTGCGATCAGCGCCATGCAAAACTTACGGACAAATACTGTTGACCCGTATTTTTTTGCAAAGAGATCCATCTCCCGCAGCGCCTCGTCCCACCACTCATCATTCTGTTCCGGGATCCAGTATTTCTGACACAGCCCCCAGAACTCCATGAACATCATCCATTCCTCTGATCCTTTTTGAAATTTTACACTCGCCATATCATGTAAACGGGCACTCTTCCGCTGGCTCCTGCCATTCCCCGGCATCCCGAAACCTCATCTGGTCGCCGTCAAAGCGTAGCTCCATCTTACCCGTTTCCCCCTGTCTGTTTTTCTCGATCTTGCAGCCTTTTTTCGACCGGTCATCCTCCGACATATTCCAAAGTAGAATAATTACGCTTGCGTCCTGCTCAATGTCGCCGGATTCCCTCAGCTCCGACATGGATGGCTCCCTTGTCTCCCGCCCCTCCGACGCACGGTTGAGCTGCGACAACAGGATGATCGGGATCTGCAGCTCCATTGCCAGAGCCTTGATTGCCTTGCTGATCGCACCGACTTCCGCCACGCGGTTGCCCCTATAAAAGGTATCTGACCGGATCAGCTGCAGGTAATCAATCACGATTACATCAAAACCCATGTGCCGGCTTTCTGCCCGGATCTCACTGACCGTCTTTGCACCGGTTGAAATGACGATGTTCGAACGTCCTGCCAACGCGTCATTTGCCTTTTTAAAGCGTTTTTCTTCGTCGCCTAAGAACTTTACGGCTCTGCGGATTCTTGTCAATCCCAAGCCGCTCTGCGAAGCCACGAAGCGCTCATACAGCTGCTTGTCCGACATTTCCAGATTGTAAAAGCCGATTTTCTTTCCCTGCTCCGCCAGGTTCGTAGTGATCTGCGTGACAAGTGCCGATTTTCCGACCGCCGGCCGCGCACCAATCACGATCACGTCCCCGCCTTCCAGCCCGCCGATCATATCATCCAGATGTGGCATTCCTACTTTTATACCGCCCGGATGCTCACAAAAATAACTGTTTTGATACTCTGCCGCGATCTGTGCCAGCGTCTTAGCTTTCGCCGCCTTATCATCCCGCAGCGCTTCCAGATCCGTCAGCAGCTTCCCGATCTGGTCATTGACACCCGCCGCCGTGACCCTTGTTGCTGCCAGCAGTTTTCCGACCTGCGCCGCCTTGTAATCGTCCCGCACAGCCTCCGCATAGCTTTTGACCTGGGCTGATGTAACCGTCACGCTGACGCATTCTTTCAGCGCTTCCGCAACCACGCTTCCCGGGTATTTATCGCCGCCCAGCCGCTCCCGAACTGTTACCAGATTTACGGTGTATCCGTTTTCGTATCCCCGCAGGTACTCCAGATACACGCGCCCCAGCAGCTCTGCGGTAAACATTTCCGGTTCAAGGATCGTCGCAACCCGCTCTATCGCATCCCCGTCCATCAGCAAGGAGCCGACAACATTCTGCTCTGCAAAATAACTCATACGCCTATCCTTTCCAGAAATTCATTCAACGGCATCGGCGGCTCTTCTCTGTCAAGTTCGCAGGCTTGCACATATGCGATAACAGTGCTTTTGATTCTTGCCACTTCGTTCCACCTTTCTTCCGGCGACATGCCCCTGACCTTATCAACAAATCTTTTAAACGCTTCATTTCTTCGGCCCATATCATATTCCGGATAGTAGTTGGCGAACCGGTCAAACAACTCCCTTGCACTTACATTCCTTACCGTCTTTCCTGCAGCTTCCCTCAGTTCTGCGATTGTTGGGAAAAAACGGTTGTCTCTGATATGTCTTATTACTGCCTGATCAAGATCCTCTGCTTTCAAATCACTCAGACCCCTGTACCATGTCCTGAGAAATTCCAGCCTCTTTTCATAGTCCATTTTCTCAAAACGCGCTGGGTACGCTGCTTCCAGCATATCTATGATTTTTGTAAATTCATTCCTGTTCATGTGGTTTCCTCCAAAAACCTATTGACCGGCGACTGAGACACTTTCCGACTGCCGCCCCTGTCCTGCTCCTTTGCCAACCATGTATTGACAAAGCGTACGATCCCGCGCCGTGTCTTCCTCTTCGCCGGATTGCCCTCGCACCAGCCTTTCATCTTCCGCAGCTCTGCCATAATATCGACAGCAGGATACAGCTCATTCCAATGATCAACCTCAACCTGCGTGATTCCGTAATCCGTTTTATCATTCAGCGGCAGCGTAATGATCGGCGGCGCGGAAGGCGGTTTTTCCGGCTCCGTGCAATATATATTCTTTTCTTTACTTTTATTTACTTTACTTTCCTTTATGGCATAAATCTCGGATTTACTCTGGTTTTTCTCGGAAAAACTCACGTTATTCTCGGAAAAAACTGAATTTTGGGTATACTTTATAAAAGGTAGCGTTTCCTGCTCATTTAAAAGCCAGATCTGTTTGTCTACCTCTACCCCCGATTTCGCAGCTCGTCCCTTGACAGCCTCTTGAAAACGGCATTGTATTCCATGGGAGGTGATGACAGTGACCGGAAGAAGAAGTATGCTCGTGAGTAGTGACCGCTCCAACAAGTATGACAGCACCTGCTTTACCTTTTCGCCGCTCATACCGAGATCATCTGCAATGATATATGTGTAATCATCGTCATACTCGATATAATAGCCATTTCGATATATCTCGCACAGCAGGTACAGATATACCGTGATCCCGTCCACCCCAAATCGGCTCTTTAGGATCTTAATTTTCTTATCCGAAAAAAAATCTACATCAAAAGGAAAGTAATCTATGCCGGTTTTTCGTGGTCTTCCCATCTGTCCAGCCTTTCCTTTGTAGTGTGGGGATGCGCCGTTTGCCCCCGGCGCTGGGGTAACAGGAGGTCCCCGTCATGCCCGTGATATATATCCCCCATTTACAAGTACGAATCAGCAGTTTCTTTCGCGCTTATTGCGCCAGTGTTTCAACTGTTTTTACTTCTTCTATTTTCACGCGGATATATGGTTCTCCGTCCGTGTAGATGAAGTCGTGTGTAAAATTCAGAACATGTTTCGGATCATCGTCTGGAATCACGCCGCAGTCCCGCAACGCATCCTCTATAAACTTGTCAGCCAGCCCGAATATGTTCCCTCTGTCCCGCTTTGCGCCCTTTTTAGGCTCCGCAAAGGTGTAATGCAGGATAACCGGCGCCGATGCTTTCCAACGCTTTAAATCACGCCGTATTGCGTTCGTGGCAATCATGACATATTGCCGCTTCAATCGCCCGCCTGCTTTCGGGTTCCTCCCGACTTCTGCAAGGTAATTGTTTAAGCTGGGGAAAGTCTTGTCTCCGAAAAATCTGCCTTTAATCGTGAACTCCTTCATAAGAACGACCTCCCGTATCTTTTCCGGAACGCTTCCCGTGCTGCATCCTTGTCCATGCCTTCCGCACAGCGGTCACGCTCGTATGACACCTGAGCCAGCATTTCAAGTAGCACCCTCATTTCTTTACACTGGTGTGCGCTGATCTTCCCAGCGGTATGATGTTCCTTCGTCAGCGGAACCCACAGCCCATCTTCATCCGCCTTTGCCCGATCCGGGCCCATCAGGCAGTGATGACGCTCTACATTCGGCTTTCCGTCTATCAGGTCATATCCCGAATACCTCATGTTGATTATGATTGAATCTTTCATACGTCCACCAACAGCTCACTCGACCAGATTGAATGCGTCAGCACTTTCGTATGTTTGCAGTAATCACACCGCTCGCATCTGACTGGCTCATATTCCCCATTTTTTAACGCAAGGATATGCGAAACGTTCTTTTCCACTTCCGACAGTGCTTCATCCATCAGCGCTTGTTCCACCTGAATCACTTCAATATCTGGATATTCTTCTTTGGATGCAGCAGCAATCTTAAACGGCAACTTCTTCCCGGTGTTAATCTCCACGATTTTCTGATATACTGCGCCCTGGATGTCGTACCCCCAATATCGGATAAAGTCCAGATATCCAAAATCTTTCAAAAAATTTGCTTCTCTCAGGTTTTTCATACATTTCAAATCAACGATCAGCACATCGGGGAAATAGCTGTCCATCTTAATCTTCCACTTAGCTCCAAACAGCTCCCCTGTCATAATGACCTGTTTTTCCCCCGCCATATGGCGCATGAAGTATTCATCCCGTTCTATACGGTTTATGACTTCTTCTGCCCGGCGGTACTCTGCTTTTAAAGCACCTTGTTTTGTAAAGATATCAGGGTTCTGTGCTTTGAACAGGTCAAGCGTCCCTTCAAAATGTGCGTCTACATAAGAGCCAACCATCAGGGATGTTGTTTTTTTCATCTCCCATTCCCCATTCAGACACGCCAGCGCTTCCGCTTCGCATCCTACACGCCCCAGCGTTCCCATAAACTTCTTATACTGGGAGACTGACAGGTATTCCCTGTCTGCCTCCTTTGAAAAATAATTCTCCGCAGTCAAGTTCATTTTGCGCCCTCCGATACATCTTTTTCATTTAACTCAGGAACGCCAAGCGGTTCGTCCACGACTTCCGTTTTAGGAAAATATGATTCTACAGTTGTCTGTCCATCCTTAATTGCCTTATATACACCCTGTAACAAAATAATATCTTCATTCCCATAAGTACCTGCCGGACGTCCAACATACTCCTCAACCCTATCTTTTGTTACCCCAAACTCAGCTTTGAATACTGAAAGCATTTGAGAAATCCTCTCCTGCATGGGCCTCCCGTCTCCGATTGACATCGTTTTCTTACACTCTTCCACTGCCATATCAACTACATCTCCCGGAATCACTCCTAAAATACATGCTCGCATCCGACGTGCCCCAAAATTCGCAGTTGCTTCGTAAATATCACGGCTATCCGTAAGTTTATATGAACCTTTTTTTGTGTCTCTTTTATGTTCTACCGTGAATACCTTTGTTACCCTCGTATTGGTTTCAAGGTCCCAAGCATATGCCATCATTTCCGAGGCGCCATCTTTCTGCTCCAGCTCAATGATTCCATAATCTATATTCCCCCATGTCTTAGCAAGTGTTTCAGCAAGTCTAATAGATGGGCCGGAAACCCGCTCCCCCCCACGGGGATAAGCGTATACAGCCTGTCCTGCAAGGCTTCTTCTCTGACACGCCCTTTTGATACGCTCGGCCGCCTCAAATTCATCACGCGGAAATTTTTTTGCGATTACCATCGCTGCCTGTACTTCCTGTGCTTGACGGTTAATCATCATCTGGTTATTTCCAGAAGGCGCAGGAGCCGTTCTCTGTTGTTCCATCAATTCATCCATAAATAAATCCTCCTTATAACTCATACACGGTCATTTCCGCATCATCCGTGGTCCTTGTGGCGATAAACTGCAATCCCTTTTCCCTGCACTTGTCATACAGTCGGTTTTTCCATTCCGTAGAAAGCTTCTCCACTCCATCAATCAGGATAATTCGCAGTCCTTTCGGGTTCTGGATTGCCACGTCGATACACAGATCCAGTTTTTCGCCATCCGACAGGTTTGACACCGGCAGCCCATTGATTAACGGAACACCATCTTTAACAGTCAGCCCAGCGATTGGGATTTTACACTCCTGAAGGATTTCGCCCGGAAGAGTGCGGGCTTTTTCGATTTTTCTGGTCAGCTCTTCTGCTTCTTCACTCAGATCCTCCACATCACTCTGCAAAGAGAGCATCCGCCGGTATTCATTGATGTGAGATTTCATTTTTTCAATCTCAGCAGCCTGCACTACCAGATCTGTCACATCCTGCGGTTCACGGTCGCGATATTCTCTATATGCTTCGATTTCTGCATCATACTTTGATACACTGGCTTCATATTCTTTGTCATACAGTGCCGCCTTATCAGCCAGTTTTTCATTCAGACCACTTTTCTCGGTCGTGAGAGCCGCAATCTGTTCCTGCATCCGAACAATATCCTTATCAATCTGAGCTCGGCGGTTCCCGATTTCCGTCGCAAGAGCAGCCTTTTTTATCTCGCGGTCGGCTTCGTACTTGCGTACTTTGTTGTCTCTGCTTTCCAGCAGGTTCTTCGCCGTCCGAATCAGCTCGTTATCCTTCCGGATACGCTCAATCTGCTGGTACAGTTCCCCAGCGCTGGCATTTTCCCACATATGAAGGTTGTAACCTTCGGGGATTGTCGCGGCGATTTCTTCGATAAAAGCCCGCTTGTTCCGAATATCCCGGTTCACATCCTGCCGGTGCATGAAATACTCGCCCTTTTCGGACTGAATGTCATTGAGAACTGAAAGAATGTTCTGATCGTAATTGACCCATGCCGGGATCTCCCCGAACCATTCCTTAATCTTCATCACATCCCACGGATATTCAATCATGTCTAAGATGATTGCATTCTGCTGCTTCTCGGACATTTCCAGAAACTCCACTGGATTGAGCTGCAATTCCGTGAAAATCTCCCTCAGAAACGCTTCTGGACTTCCGACTTCTCTCCCATCCTGTTTTACGGATTTATAATCAACCTGATTTGTCCGCGCTTTACGGTTGATTCTAAGCCCTGTATCTGTCTCTATCAGGACTTCTCCCTCCGTTTCGCCGTTCCTGACAATATACTTACGGTCCGATTTGTTAGACAGCGCATATTTAATCGCATCAATTACAGATGATTTTCCTACGCCGTTGCGTCCTGCCAGTTCCCTGTTCGCACCATCCGCTTCGTATTCGGAAATGCCAAACAGGTTTTTGATACGAATTTTGGTAATTTTCATTGCATTCTCTCCATTCCCGCCTTATACTAAAGGCGTAATATTTTTTCATTGGCGCTGGTACTTTGGTCGGTTCAGCGCCTTTTTCTTTTCCGGCTTCTTAATTCTTCTTCGCGTGCCGCGCACAGCACTGTTGCCACAAAACAGCCGGCGGCGGCGACCGTCAGCACCGTTGGCGTTATCATCAGCCCAAACGTCTCCCACATTATGAGGGATACTGTAATCAACATCGTTCCAGTCATCAGACACACATCAGACTTGTCCATCTTTACTTTCACCTCCTGTTCTCCAGCTCAAAGATCGCCCACCTCAGCGCCACAGCCGCTTCGGTATCCTTTTTCCGCTCTTTTTCTTCCAGTAGCTCATAAAGCTTGTCGATCTTTCTCTGTTCATCCATGAGTTTCTCCTCTCCCGAACATCTGCAATAATTCGGAATCTGTAAAATGCAGCACCTTGTCCAGCGCCCATATTTCTCCCAGCCGGATTGTTTCACCCTCTGTCTTTCTTTTTGCGAGGGTATTTATATTGATTATGTTCCGGCGGTCAAGGTCTACCCCAGTCAGTCCGCTGCGGGCCAACCCAACATTGATGACCCGCCGCACAGCTTCTTTGCGATCTGCATAAATTCCAAGTGCTTTTGTTTTCGGCATCTCTTTCACCTCCACATCCAATATAGATTTGTTAAGATCAGCGCGGCCATCGTGATTCCCCACGCTATGCGCCATCTCTTTGTCTCCTGCTTTGCTTCTTCGATGACTTCTACTGCAAAGCTGTCTTCTCTTTCGTTAATATCCATACCTCCTATCTCTTGCTTCCTGCTTATCCCCGTCCTATACTGTACTCACAGGCTCCCGCCAGAGCCGAGTACACATGAAAAAGGAGCATGCATTATGT